ATGGTGCCGGCGATGATCAGGTTGACCCGCACATACTTGTACTCGAGGTTGGCGAACTCGTTGTCGGTGTGCAGGGCATAGCGCCCCGGAACCGACACGCCGGCGCTGCCGAGAAGCACGGCAGCGGCGCCGAGCGTCATCTGGGCGAGGTTGACGATGCCCGAGGCGAAGGTCGGCGAGTTCGAACCCTGCAGGAGAAAGTCATATTTCTCGTTGTTGGTGTCGACCTCGATCGTCTCGATATCGACCACCCACGCGAAATCCTGCTGGCCGGCCCCGATGGTGAGAACCACATCGTTGGTCGCCGCGTCCTTGACGACGGTGCTCGCCGCGATGGTCTTGTCTTCGCAAAACAGGAGGTTCGCGTCGACCGGGTAATACCGCTTTGCCATTGTCTTTGCCTCCGCGATCCCGCCGGCTCAGGCGGCGATCGCCGCGTTGGTGATGCTCGAAAGGCGGGTGATCGCGTATTCGCGGGCGACCAGGCCGAAGTCCCACTTCACATGAGTTGAGAGCAGCGGCACGCCCGGCAGCATCCCCTCGTCCATGACGGTGAGCGGCGTGCCTTCGATGCCATAGACCCCGTCCGCCGCGAAGCTGACGACGTAGATGGAACTCGTCACCGCCGCGCCGCCGCCCGAAGCGACCTCGGAGAACGGCACCAGCGAGGCGTCGCGGCTCTTCTCGTAGCCGAAGAGGATCGGCAGGCCGTCATAGGTCGACACCTTGCGGCCGAGCGGATCGTCGCTCATGCCGAACATGGTGTTGGTGAGGGTCGGCGACCGCGCCGCGCCGGCGAGGAGCGGCTTCAGCAGCCGGTCGGCGATGATATGGGTCGGGTTGCGCGTCTCGGAGATGGCCTGATCGAGCTTGGCGAGCGACAGCGGGCCGCCTCCCGAGGCGGCCGCGTTGACGACCGTGGTCTGCTCGGCGGTCGCGGAGCGGACTTGCAGGCCGTTCGGCTCCCGCGGCTCGGTGCTGTTGTCGCCCTTGATGATCAGGCGCGAGTAGTTGCGGGCCATGGCCTTCTGCTTCATCGCCTCCTGCTCGTCGCGCTTCGACTCGCCGAAGTTGTCGACCATCGCCCGGTCGACCTTAATGTATTCGTCCATGAGGAAGATGCCCTCTTCCTGCTTGGACGTGCGGCCCTGAGAAACGTTGCCGTCCTCGTTGTAGGCACGGTTGCGGACGGTCGGCAATTCCTCTTCCTGGAAGTAGGTGTGCTTGCCCTGCTCCGCCGGCAGCATCGGCATCGCCGCCATGACGTCGGACTCGCGAATGAAGGTCTCCATGAAGGCGCGCTCCATGGTGCCTGCGCTGAGCGTCTGGGTGTATTCGACGAGCGTCAGGGCCTTGACGAAATCAGCTGCGGCCATGGCTCAGGCCCTCCTTCAATTCTTGGCCGACGCCGTGTCGCGCTGATACTGGCGGACGGCGTGCGTGCGTTCGGCTGCGGACATGTTCGACGTATCGGGCGCTTCCGGCTTCGCGTTCACGTCGCGGCCGAGTCCGTTGAATTTCGGGGCGCCCGAGCCCTTGGTCAGTTCCATCAGCTTTTCGAAAGCCTGGACCTGGACGGCGGTGAAGATGCCGGGCAGAAGCGCGTTGGCTAGGTCGTCGCCGAGCTTCGCCTGGAGGAAGGTCGTGATCGCCTGGGTGCGCGCCGGCCCGTTCGAGCCGAGCTTCTCCATCTCCGCCTTGGCGGCGGCACCGAGCGCTGCATCCTCGGCCATCTGGGCCGACGCGCGCATGGCGACGAGCTGCTTGAGGGCGTCCGGCGAGAGCTTGTTGTCGAGGGCGAACTGCCGCACCACCGGAACCATCGGGTCGTCGGGGTCGACCTTGAACTCAAAGCCGTCGGGCAGCTTGAAATCTGCCGGGAGCGCGATCTCGTAGCCGTCGGCGGCGGCAGGCAGCCGCGCCTCGAAGGAGTCGCGTTCGGCCTTGTAGGCGCGCAATTCGTTTAAGGCGGGAACCAGCTTGTCGAAGTGGACGGTCTTCGTCTCGCCGTTCCAGTAGTCGTCCGCCAGCCCGTCGGGCCGCTCAGACTTCTGGCTGGACGCGGCGGCGGCTGCTGCTGCTGCTGCCGCTGAATCCTGTTGCTGTTGCTGGTTCTGGTCTTCCGGGGGCATCGGCTGCGGCTTGGTTCTCGGCGAGGGCGATCAATTCGCGGGCAAAGTTGCGGCGACCGTTGTGGGCGTGCAACGCACAGGTATCAGCGGGACCGATTTCGGCGACCACGAGGGAGAGCGATTGGAGCATCAGCCGGCCTTCGTCGGTGGCAAAAACCCGCTGCCAGGCCGCGGCGAATCGCTCTTCCCTCCACCTCACTCGGGTGCTCCCGTCGCTTCGCCGACCTGGCTCAACATCTGCTGGACCAGCGCCTTCACCTCTTCGGGATCTCGGAACACCACCAGCTTGTCGCCGAGTTTTTCCTGAAGGTTCTTGATCGTCGCCATCTCGTCGATCGCAGCCTGCGACGTCATCGGGAAATACCCTTTGGCGATGTCCAGCACTCGGGTCGCGATCTGGACTTCCTGCTGCTCCTGCGCCTTGGCCGCCGGATTGTACGGACGGATCGACACCATGCGCCCGTCGACCGACAACGGCTCGATGACGCCACGCGCCGCGAGGATGTACCGATACCGCAGGAAGACCTCGACCGGCACTTCGCGCCAGAATTTCTGGCCGGGCGTGCCGATCCGGCGCTGCGACTTGATCATCTCGTCGAGCCATTGCGTCGCCGTCGGCGGCGTCTTCCCCGGCTGCTCGGGATAATCGGCGAAGTGCTTCCGCTTCACCGCCCGCTCGAGATCCGCAAGCGTGTAATAGCCGAGGTTCGGGTCGCCTTTGAAGTAGAGTTCCTGGATGTCGCCGGAGCCCGGGCGCATCGGATAGGCCATGCCGGCGCGCAAGCCACCGTCGAAATTCATCGTCCCGTCGTCGGGATAGCCGAAGGGCGGCGAGATCGCGATGTCGATCCGGTCCTGCGTCGCCGCGGCGATGGCGTCGATCACCCGGAGGATCGGCAGCGAATCGATCGTCGGGCCGTTACCAAAGGCGTGCAGGCTGTCCGGCGAGAACCGCCCGACGATCAGCGGGCAAGACCCCTCCCCGGCATATTGCTCGTCATGCACGACGATCTTGTCGACGAGGATGACGTGCTGCCACACCATCTCGACCGGCCGCTTCCAGTCCCTCCAGAACCCCCACGAGACTTCGATCCAGGCATCGTCCTTCTTCTTCGCCACCTGTTCCGGAATTCTGACGCCCGGCACCACCGAATCGAGGTTCCGCCGCCGGACAAACCGCACGATGAAGCGGTCGTCGACCGTGCCGAACGGGCCGATGTTGATCTCGAGCTCGCGGAGCGGCACATGCTGAACCGTGATCGGCTCATGCGCCTGCATGTCGTCGATCCACAGCGCGATCGTCCCGATCCCTGCGTCGGGGATCAGCGCCGTCGCCAGCTCCGCGTCGAAATTCGACGCCCGCAGCCCCTTGAAGACCTCCCCGTCGTCCGCTTCGGCCTTGTCCTTGACCTGTTCCCAGAGTTCGTCGGGAACGCCGATCCCGGCCGTCGACTTGCACCAGTCGAAATGCGGCGGCATGAACGCATTGATGATTTCGGTGGCGAAATCTTCGTTGACCTCCGTGCCGATGCCGGTCGACAGTTCCTCGGCCCCGGCCTCGACCTTCCTCGCCGGCGCCTGGCCGGAGCGGATCGTCCGCGACAGCCGCGGCTTGGTGAAGAAATAGCTTTCCCGGATGTCGAGTTCGACATCCGCCTTCTGCCGCCGGCAATCGGCGAGCCGGGCGGCAGCGGTCTTGGCGAGCGGATGCGTGTCGACCATCTCAGAACCCGAACAGCGGACGCCTGCCGCCGAGGAGCGACCGGCGCGCGCCATAGCGCTGGATCAACTGATTGGTCGCCCGCGCCAGTTGCGCCCGGATCGCCTGGATGTTCACTTCCTTCGCCGCTGCCGCCTCCATAGCCACCTCGGCGTCCGCCGCCACTTGTGCGGCTGCGGCCGTGGCGGGCGGAGCGAGCGGGTCACGCGGAGTTTGCCCAGGGCTATTCGGCCCAAGGCGATTCGGCCCAAGGCGATTCGGCCCAAGGCGATTCGGCCCAAGGCCAGGGCTATTCGGCACCGGATCGTCTTCAGGGCTATACGGCTCCGGCTCGTCCGGCTTCCTCACCGGATCGGTCGTTTTCTTCTTCTTCGGGTCCCGCTTCTTCTTCTCCTTCTCGCCGTCACCGAAGACCTGAGAAACTAGCTTGCCCATTTGATCACGGCCTCGCGACGAGGGTGGCACCTTCGGCCAGACAGTCCGCCAGGAACCGATCGGGCCGCAACGCACAGCTACGCGCCCCGGTCAGTTGCGCCACCGCCACCGTGCAGAGGAAGAGCGGCCGCCACCGACGCCTCGACCGCACCAGCGGCACCGTCAGCTTGACCACCGTCGCCCCGTCGACCATCTCCGCGATCACCCCATCGACCGCCGCATCGGGCACCACCTTCAGCACGATCTCGTTCAGCCCCGGCTCGAAGAACACCCAGGCGTCGGCGCCAGGCACATAGCCGAAGCACGCCACATGCTTCAAAAGCCCGAAGGTCAGAAAGCGCACCCAGAACGACGTTGTTTCCGGCCGGAAGGCGATGAACCATTCCGTCGGCGTCGGCTGCGAAACGATCGGCACCAGCCTACCCAGCACGGCCGATCCTCCGCCGCGACACAAAGGGCGGCCGCGTCGACACTGGAGCTGCCCGCGGCGATGCCCCGATCATCTCCCGGCCCTCACCCGCCCCAAGCAGCAGATATTGCGAAGCGTCCGCGGGGTCCGAATAGCGATCCTTGATCGGCTTCCGCTCCTCCGTCGGCGCCGGACGCTCACGCGGGAACCTATACCCGCCAGCCATCGCCATCTTGTACCGACGGCACCGCGGCGAGATCAGCAGCGTGTTCTTGTCCAGCGCATACTCGACCACCGCCAACCGCGTCTGGATCGAGTTCTGCTTCACCGGCGCCGGCCGCACGGCGAGCCCGTTCGCCTGGAAGACGTCATAGGCCGTCCGCTCGTCCGATTGCGTCTGATCCTGCCCCTTCGGGTCGCCGAAAATGTGCAGCTTGCCCGTCCCGCTCAGCGTCCACGGATAGAACCGCGCCAGCACCTTCCGCACCTCGGGAGCGAATTTCGTCGCGCCCGCATTCTCCATGCCCGCCTCAAACTGAATTTGCATCACCCGACCGATCCGCTGGCCGAAAAGCGCGAACGGCTTTCGCCCGAAATCAAGACCGACCCACACGTCGTAATCCTCGACCGGCTCCAACGGATAGGGCGACAGGTGCATCGCCTCGTCGTAATTCGGCCACACCGGGTCGCCGTCGACCATCGGTATGATCTGGTTGCCGAGCCGCGAGCGGATCCAGCGTGCCGTCTTGCCCAGCATCGCCCGCTCGTAATACCCGGGCGCCAGGAACTTCAGATTTTCCGCCTCGGGATTGACCACAAAGCGAGCCGGCTCCCCTTTCAGCCCTCGCACCTCGAAGACCGCCGGCGGCTGCACGAAATAGGCCATCTGCTCCGGCCGTACATAGGCGATCCGCTCGTCGATCGGCATCTCGTCGGGCAAGTCGACCTCGCCCGTCAGCATCGGCAGCCAGTGCGACTCGGGCGGCGCGTTCAGGTCCGCCAGCGACCCAGACCACTTCGCCCCGCCCTCGATCAGCGACGGGAACCGACCGACACGCCCATGCGCCGCGAAGAACATCGACCGCGCCGCATACTCGAGCTCGTTCCACCACAGCCCCGTCGGCTCCAAAGACTGAAAAACCGACTCGCCCATGATCTCGTCAACCGACGCGAACAGCACATCGAGCCGGATGTCGCCAACCCGCACCTCATGCCGGTAAGGCTTCGACCCCGTGTAG